TCTTCGCTGGGGCTAATTTCAATGTAAGCAGAACCAGACCAGCGGAATGTTTTATTTGTCGCAAGGGACACATAAATTTTTCCAGCCTCGCCAGTTGCCGGGAAAGCTGAGTTATTTGCATACTCCAACACATCATCGACAAAACTTGGAAGTTGGTCAGACGGGACTTTCCCGCCAACCAAAGTTGCGTAGGTTCCTGATGCTTGCTTTCCATCCAAGGCCGACTGAAGGTTTGTTACGTCTGATATTGCGTGAGAATGAGCAGTCGGAGTTCGTGCGTCTGAAAGTCTGGGATCGCTCGTAACGACTGCTGTTCCGGTGATTGCTGAGGGAGAGATGCCACTTGCGGGAGCGTAGTTACCAGAGGGTTGCTTTCCGTCTAAAGCATTCTGCAAGTTTGTTACATCAGAAATAGGGTGGCTGTGTGCCGTTGGGTTCCGCGAGTCTGAAAGTCTTGAATCATTTGTGTAAACAAGATTTGCCGTGTTGCTAATGCCATGGGGATTTGTCAAGGCATTGTGGGCAGATACGGCGGCCGCAACCTCGGCATCGAGCGAGGCTTGGTCCGGAAGGTTTGCTACGGGTACTTTTGCGTTTGCGTCTAGTGGTGCGTAGCCGTTAGCAGTCCCCTTGTTTGCCTTGTCCTCTTTTGAGGACAAAAGAATAGTGCCGTTGTCCTGAATTTGGGCGGCTGCGTCGATGAAGGGTAATTCTGCCACGCGCCGAGTCTGTGAAAGACGGGCAACTTGCCAACCGTTCGATTTTGCTTTGTGCCGCCTAGTTTTTCCCCTTCCACGTCCACCGCATGTCTAGCGGTAATTTATGCTGGTAAGTTATCCAGATTAGCCGCAGCCAACCAAGAAGCGGGTGATTGTGAACCACGCGGTCTTTCCTTGGAATTGGTGTTTTGCAGACAACTTTGACGCCTGGAATTGGCTTCATATCAGGCCGTCCTCGATCTTGCGCTTGAGCCGCCAGGCTGTTCCACGGGAAACGCCTACCGCTTTGGCGATGTGGCGTGTGGTCACATCATTGCCGGCGGCCACCAGCATTTTGGCGTGGGCCAGTTGTTGCTCGGTGACGATGGTGCGCCGGCCGAGCAGTACGCCTTTGGACTTGGCGGCCCGCATGCCGGCCTTGGTGCGTTCACGGATTAGGTCGCGTTCGAATTCAGCCACAGCGGCCAGCACATTCAGCTGAAGTTTGCTGGCGGGATTGATGGATCCGGCGGAGGTGTCAATGCCTTGCGTGGGCACGACCAAGCCCACGTTGGCTTCCAGCAGCACATTGATAATGCCGGCGAGGTGCTGGGTTGATCTGCCCATGCGATCCAGCTTCCATGTCAGCACAAGATCCACGGATCCTGACGCCACATCGGCCATCATTCGGGTAAGGGCTGGGCGGTCAAATTTTGCGCCGGAAATTCCATGATCCTCGTACATCACCGGCTCCCACCCACGCTTCCGAGCATATTCAAGGAGCTCGGTGGTCTGGAGCGTGGTATCCTGGTCGTCGGTGGACACTCGGGTGTAGATGGCAACTTTTCTTGGCTGGACGCTAATCATTTTGCCTCCTTGGCCCAAGGGTTTGCATCGGGGTTTTCGCGGTAGAACTTTTCTTGAGCCTTGCGGCGGTTCCACGAATCAATTTCATGCAGGGGCGGCTTGAGGCCAGCATCGACATCGGCCTGCCGGCGGGCGCGGCAGTAATCGGCTGGATGGGGCGCGCCGGGCATTTTATGGCCGTTAATAAAATAGGTTCGCACGTAATCACCAAGGTAACATGAAAACTCGATGGAAACCTCGGTACTCGCAAACGCCCTGCGGAAGTCGGTGTAAACCCTGGTTTCATCAAGGGTCGGCGGCCGCTCCTTGACCTGGACAAGCTGGGTTCCGCCATATTTCCGCATTGGCCCCGAAACCTTGTCCGCACCGGTCTGGGCTAGGGTTAAACTTGAAGTTAGTGTTAGCAACAGAATGATTGTTTTCATGCCATTAAACACCGGCCGTCCGCAGTTTGGGGGCACCCAATAAAACCAAACTAACATAAAATAGTGTTAGCATTCAGATGTTGCTGCCTGTCAATGGTGGTTCCCTTACAACCCTCCATATAAGTTATAAGATCAGAATTTTAAGACTGTCCCTCTTATAAAGTTACATCCCTCTCTTATATAATATATAATATAGGAAACCTGATCTTCTAATCAATAGGTAATCTTAAGAGACTTACATCTCACCTAGTTATAAAAGTTAAATCTTTCTTTTAAGGGTGATAAGGGGGTTACGGGGGAAAAGAGGGTGACCCCATCAGTGCTTCACATAGCTATTTAACACTAGCTTTTGTAAGTACGTAACAATCAAGGCTTATATAAATTAGCAGAATGTAAGTGGGGGCCAGGCATCTCTTTTATATAGGCCCAGCTGTCACCACCTTGTCGGCCTATGTAAATTTGTTTTAGCCTATTTAGCGGCCCAATACGTCGATTCCAGCTTGCGGGTCAGACCCAAATTTTACTTTAAGTAACCAAGCTCTTCAAAATCCGTTTTGTATTTTTCAAAAATTATTTTCTTTTGAGCATCAGTCAATTTCTTTGCAGCCTTTGGCTGCCAATCAGAAAAATCAATTTCTGGATACCCCCATTTAACCATTAAAGCGTTTACTTCTTTTGGCATGCTTTCGTGACGAACCACATTTTTTACCGATTTTGCCATAGGAGCCTGCATGGCAAAGTGACCCTCCTCCGGAAGGTTGTAGCTTAAAAGCTCTTCATAATTAGTTGGTAAATTCCGCGAAGGAATTTCAACTTCAGATCCGTCGGCAACCACCCGCCCTCCGTGCAGCTGCAGAGACGACATGTTGCTTCTCAATATGTTTTCAAAAGCTATTTCTGACGCCACCCTGTCGTACGGATTGCGAACAACCGTAAACCAGTTTTTCCTTAATATCAGCACTTCAGGCGTTGGAATTCGATGCCAGGGAGGAGCCCAGCCAGCTCTTACAACCTTTGTAAGAGGATCATTTGCCACAAAAGCCGGATCAAAACGCCCGAGCCCAATCTTGCGCGAAAGATACTCACCACCGCTTCGCGTTACATGCAAAAACCCCAGTCCGGGTCGCTTGCTTCTTTCCGCTTCAGCGGCCTCGGGACTAGGTATCCCCTCCAAAAATTCCAGTTCTGCCCTAGTCATAATGCAATGTCGCTACACAAACAAACTACGCATAGGCAAACATTATTTTGGTCAAGGTGGCACAAAAAATTTTAGGGGGGGGTGGGCATTTTTAGCCCCACCCCGGTAAAAAAATTAGGGGGGGGGTGGTCTTAAATTTTAAGATTCCTGGGGGAGGGGGCAGGGAACCCATTCGATTTTTAATACGTTATACGTTGGATTGGCTGGCGTGGATTTGGGGAGTGGGTGGTGGTGGGGGTTCTCTGATTGCTTGCCTCTGTCGGCCTGTCACCGCCCGAAATCCTCCCCTTTCGGGCTGTCCTCTGTAAGTCCTTGCCCTGTCGGGCTGTCCTCCCCGCTTGCGTGGGTGAGGGGAAAGGCAAAGGGGTTGAACCTCTGCCCTAAGCCTAGCGTCCGTCTAGCCAGCGTGTCCCCAAGCCTGTTCCCTTGCTTGAAAAATCATTGCCACGCCCTCATCGGCTCTTATGTAAGCGTATAGCGGGACTAAGTGATCCTTCTGGTCTTGGTTCAGTCTGGTTCTAAAGAACTCTTTGAATGTGGTGACGAATTCGGGGGGCGGGCTTTTTGGGTTTTCGGCGGTCATCGGTTTCAAAGCCTCGTGGCACAGATCGGGCCGATCCCACGCTCCACGCTGGCGGGGTCTGTCAGCCTTGCACCGCACACCACGCACCGCCCGATTGCCTTGCCGATTTCCTTGCATTGGTCGAGGGTCAATCGGTTGGCCTCGGACAATCCGCCCATTGATCCACGGATATAAACGAACTGACCGCTGGCTGGTTCCA